ATTATGATATTCTGGATATTCAAATGGTTTATATTCAATTCTTTCTGTAAATAATTTAGACATGTTTTTTATTTTATTTAAATGTGTTATTTTATTATCAATCCGCTTCTTCGAATGCTTTTTTCCTTTCCTTAGCGGCATCCAATATACTATTGGTTCTTATTTGTGAGTTGGTATCTTTATCCCTCTTAGACTCCATTAATGTCTTACCACCATTATCCTCAACAATTTTTATTGATATGCAACCATTATCAAATTTAGCATCCTCAAATACAATCCCATCTTTACCAAATATAGATTTAAGTATTGCTATGTTTGCGTGTCCACTCTCCTTTTGTTCTAAGGTTTTAGCTATAGATACAATAAAATGACCTATTTGGCCTTTTTTAATGGAGCCACCAATCATGGTTGCATCAACCGTCTCAGCACCTATAGATTGGCGATTTCCTTGTACTGCTGTCCAACCAGCAATATCCATCTCTGATAACATTGTTTCGAATTGTCTCATTATAAACCCTTCAGAGTCCCAAGTATCCTTAAAGTGTTTAGTTGATTGTAAGCAATCAATGTAATCGACTAACACAATATCTGGTCTAAATCCTTGTGCTATTTGTTTTCTTATATATTGCTTAATATGTGGTATTGTTGTACCATCACTAGGGAATTTCTTTAGCTTAAGTTGGCCCTCTTCAGCACCCTTCTCTATTGCTAGATTAGTTAAAGATTCTTTGTGATACTTCAAATCATTAAGATTCTCACCACTCCAACAAGCTAGGTGTTTTCTTTGTATTACCTTAGGATTATCTTCAAAGAATATTTGCAACACATTTAAGTTTTCGTTTTTAGCTGTGTTGGCTATCTTGGTAATCATAGTTGTCTTTCCGACACCAAACGGTGCCAATATAACACCCAACTCACCCTTAGCTAACCCACCATCCATAAGTTCATCTAGCTCTCTTATACCAGTTGGTATTGGTTTTCTAAAGTCATCTGCTAAGACACTCTCTAAGTCGTGGAATACATCTATACCATCATCCTTTCCATCACCAACTTGCAATGCTTTTTTAAGGATTTCCTCACACTTATCATAATCGTCAATGTCTCCCTTATCTATTATTTGTTGAATTTCCTTTACCGACTTAACCAACTCTTGTTGTTTACAAAATTTAAGTGCTCTTTCTTGAACCCAGAAACTATCGTTTGAGTTGGCCTCTTTTACGTGTCTAAGCTGTCTAAGTATAAAGTCTCTTTGTATATCGTCCTTAGCACCATCCATTAGTCTCATTTCAAGACTATCTATGTCTGGAACCGACTCGTGTTTTTCATAAGCACTCTTAATAGTTATTGCTATTTTTCTGAAGAATTCATCTTCAAAATAATTGGCATTCATTATATCCATAATATTATCGGCAAACTTTCTGTCGGTTAGTATTTGAAACAATAATCTGACTTGAAAGTCTTTACCTAAATATCCGAAATCTTCTCTTTTTGAATTGCTCATAATTTATAAAACGGTGTTTTAAATAAATACAAATTAGCTACCTAAAGTTTGATACTTTTCAGCTAATTCTTTTTCTAATTTTGTTAAGTAGTCTAAAGAATAACCCATATACTCTTTAGTGTATGTTTTTCTGGAAAAAGTTTTTTTAATTTCTTTAGTTATGGTTGGTAATATATCTAGAGAAATGGGAACGCCACTAGAATCCAGTATCTTCTCACCCCATATGTTTGTTTCATGCTTTAGGTTAACTTTATACCTAATTTTAGGTGGGAAGTAGTTTCCAGAAAAATATATGGAACTTACGGTGATTCCGTTAATCTTTATTTCAAAGGTGAAATCATCACGCTTAATCCATATGTCATTATTATCCCTAGTTTTGTATGATGTATTTGGGTTATCTTCAAAGAACTGTAGGTATTCTATAGACCTCATCTTAAGATAATTTGGTATTATGCCCATATAACCCCATGGTCCATTATTCATACCAGAAATCTCTTCCATCAACTCCCTCAATTCAAGTGAGTCTGTAACGTCTGGGTTAAAGTTATTTATTGGGAAGTATCTTTGACATATTATATGTCCGTTTATTTTTAAAATAAACTCAAATGGGTGTTGCTCAATTCTGTTATCTCTCATAATCTTATACTTTTATAATACTGTTTTCCTCAATTCTCTTTCCATTATCTTTTTGAAAGGAATCAAATAATCGGCAAATCTATGCTCCCCTATTATCTTGTCTATACCATCTTCTTTAATTAAGGTATAGGCGTTCTTAACTCCACGTCCTTCTGGGTCTAGTGGATTGTCTATATATTCTAATATACGATTTAATCCAACCTCAGTCATCATGGGTTCTCTTAGGTTGACCAATCTCCATCTGTTATCATAATAATTCATTCCCATTATTACATCTTCAGATTTACCATTTTCATCTGGTTTTGAGGTCGTTATGCCTTTAATTATGTTAGTTAAAACTGCTAATGGTTTTTTCTTTTTGGATATCCTATCCTCTTGAATTTCATCAGCCTTTATAAGAATTTCTTCTAGTGTTACTTCCCTTTCTGTTAATTCTGGAAAGTGCTTGAGTAGTGTTGGTTCCCCAAGTCTCTTTATACCCCTAATGCTATCAGACACATCACCAACGAATGTCTTAATGAGTGCCGCATTCTCCAACTTATAGTTAAAGTAGGTATTAAAATTTTCAGTCGTTACATAATTCTTAATTTTTGGGTCGCAGAAATAAACTCTAATACCCTCGTTAATCAATTGAGCAAAGTCTCTATCGTTAGTACAGATAGTTACTGTCTCGTACTTTTTCTTTGTTTTACAATAATACGCAATATAATCATCACTTTCAACAATTTCGTCTATTATTTGTCGAATAAATAATTCATCTAGGTATTTTGTAATTCTTAATTTTTGAAATGCTTCACTTTCGTCTATTGGGTGGGTCCCATTAATGAAGTCTTTACCACGGTCACTCTTATAGTCTTCGTAGATTTCATATCTAAGTTTACCACTTAGTTTTCCGTCCCAGAATACATATACTTGGTGGTATAAGTTTTCTGTTAATAATTTGCGTAGTACGGTAATAAATTGATAGATACCGCCAACGTGTACACCATCTCTATTAAATTCACTACTAGCCCCATAGAAGCCAGTTTTGAACAAGGCGTTTCCATCAATTAGTAATGTGTTTAACTTTTTATCTCTCTTACCATTTCTAGGTGGTTTTCTATTCACTCCATGTAATTAAACGGTTAATAATCTACTTTCCATCTACTAAATCTTCAGCTGAAAAATCACCTTCTTCTATATGTATCTCAATATCATCAATGCTGAAATTAAAGTCAGAATAATCCTTAGTTAAATGAGATAATATATATTCCTTGTTTTCTTTCTTGTATTGTTCAATCTTATCTGGATTCCAGAATCCGTGTGGTGTTGAGGATAGTTTTCCTTTCTCTTCAACCCCATTAACTTGGTTCTTCTCGCACTCTACTCTAGTGGTAACTCCAAACTTATAATCCATTGTTACACCATCCTTAGTTACGGTAGCCTTCAACTTTTCTGTAGCATGAGACATTATACCACCAAAGTGTACTATAATCCTAGGTGAATAAAAGAAAGATTCACCACCCTTATGCTTAACCTTCTTATTTTCATTATCCAACCAAATCTTTTGAACCACAGCGAATGTGTTTGTGTAAGGCTTACCTTCTGTTTGGGATGATGGGATTCTATGATTTACGATTGCTTTGAAAGCTGCCTCTTGAGAACCAGCGTTCCATTGGTTATTATTAGCCTTCGACATAACGGACTTAAATCCATTTAATGACCCAACAGAGTCCCATAATAAACATAGGTCTCTTGGTAACTCTCCATCGGCTTGAGCGTCTAAAAGTTCAGTCATGAACCTTGCCACGTCTTCTATAATGGGTTCACCTCTAAGTGGCTTAGATGATGTTGTTCCCTTAGAATAGTCAAAGTTTGAGTATCTTTGTAATAAGTCATCACCACCCATGAATATGAAATCTCCCTTATAGTCTAATACCTCTCCAGTTTTTTCATCGACAACCTCTTCAAATTGAACCCCAATATTTTTAGCATGTTCCCAATTCCAATTTCCCTCAGTTTCCATAATAACAGCTAAGTCACCAATCCTTTGGCAACCAACAACTGCTTCATACATGGCGGTAGACTTTCCAGTATTTGAAAATCCCCTAAAGCTAGTGAAATATCCTCTTGGTATCCCAGGTATCTTTAATGCTTCGTGAAATGAGTCTGATAATGGAATCCAAGTTACTTCTTTCTTTTTAACTTTGACATCCATGTCGTTATTGTCCTTAAATTTTCCTAGGTCGAAATTTTGTTTTGATACTGGTTTTTTGGGTGCTTTCTTAGCCATAATTAATTATTAATTAATGTATTGGGTGTACAAAGAATGAAGGTCACCGTAGTGACCTTCATAATTTAATACTTATTTATTTAAAACGGTAGGTCGTCTTCTTCCTCATCGTCTACAACACTGGTAACAGGCTCTGGTGTTTTTTCAACATCATCCTCTGTTGTATTGGTGTCTTCGTTGGTTTTTGGACTACCAACTGTCAATTCGGTATCGAACTCTTCTTTAGGTGTTTCATCTGTTTCAGTAACAGAATCTTTATCAACCCACTTACCACTTTCACCAGTTTCATCCTTTTCCCAAACTGGAGAACCACCTCTAACTATAATTTCTAAATAATCGTAAGGCTTTACAGAATAAACATCTTCCCATGTTTTACCATCTGAATCAGTTTTCCAAGTTGTTGTTTGATTGGCATCACTACTAAGTGGTGTCTTATCAAATGAAAAGTTAACCCCAGTTACAACAGAATTTTTACCATCCTTTGTAATCGATACCGTTACGTCTCTACCTTCGTTGGTTGAGAATGG